TTTACTAATTCAATCGCTAAACGTTGTATTAGACTACCTTTACCAGTTCCATCAATACCTTCAAATACAATCAATTTTCCTAAACGTTCCATCTATAACCACTCCAATTTTTCTGTTTTTAAATCCCAAGTGGAAATTGCTACATCACATTCATCCAACATGATAGCAACTTTTCCAATTTCGGTATTATAGATAGTATCTGTATTTTTCAATCGTTCTACATAAGTTTTTTCATTTAAAATAATCTCTTTAATACCAGATTGGATAATACCTCTAGCACAATCTAAACATGGAAAGAATGGCAAATAAATTCTACAATTACGCAATGATTTACCATTTCTTGCTGCTTGATAAATTGCATTTCTTTCTGCATGTTCAATCCAACTATACTTTTCTGGTCTTATTAAACGTTCGGGAACATTATCCTTTAAACCACGTGGAAAGGAATTATAACCAGTAGATTGGATAATATGATCTTGGTCTACAATAATACAACCAACCTTAGTATTTGGATCCTTACTTTTGGAAGCAATTTGATCCAACATATTTAAAAAATAACTATTCCAATGCAATCTTTTCTTTCTCCTTAATATAAATTGGTTTTTCTTTTAAAGTATCTCTTATTTGTTCAAATGAATAGGGATAAAAATTATTTGTATCTACTCCGATATCCATTTGTCTACCAATACCTGATAATGTACCATGGCAATGACCATATAATTGAAAAGATCCATGAGATTGGTTTTTCCAACTCCGCATTGGATAATGACAAAGAATCATTGTTTGTCCATCTATTGTTACTGATTTGATATCAGAATAACTGACAATATTTGGATGTTTTGTTTTCTTTGTATCATGATTACCATAAATCAAATGGACTTGTTTAGTGTTTAATCTTGAGAAAAATTTATTTAGATCATAGGATGACCAAGATAAATCACCAAGATGATATAATTCATCCCCAGGTTTAATTACCTCATTAAATCGTTTTAAAATCTCCTCATCCATTTCTTCATGATTTGCAAATGGACGATTACAATATTGAATAATCCTAGAATGTCCAAAATGAGTATCGGATGTCCACCATCTAGCCATTTTTAAATTCTTTTTGTTCTAAATTATAATAATTAAAAATTAAATGTTTATTTCGATAAGCACAAGGAAAACCATTAGAAATATTTCCCTTATTTGGATGTATACCTACCACATTTAGATATAAAATATCTAAAGTAACATCCATTAAATATGCACCGCAATTTTGACACCATGGACGTTTAAGAAACTGTTCTTTTTCTCTCAAAGAAATCATGTCAAATCTTCACCTCCTTGTCAAATCCAAATTGGGTATGGATTAAACCATTTAATAATTTGTAATTAGCTGTTGTCATACTTTTAATCTATGATACAAGACAAATGAAATTTTCTTTGATACTCATACATTTTTTTAACGGCTATAATTTTTATAGTAAAATAACTCATTAAATACCAAGAATCTCCCATATATAATTTTGTTTTTATATTTACCATTTCTATCCTTATGAGTAATATTATACCAAGATGTAGTTTGATAATTATTCATCTATCATCCTTGTAAATCCATTTATTTTCTCAAATTTAATATATTCATCGAACTTATCCAACATTGTTTCTCCCCGAGGGCTGAGAATAAATACGTTATAATTTTTCCAAACACTTTTCATAATTCTAACTAAATCATCAATTCCTTCTTGGTCTAAAGCTTTTTCAAATATTTCATCCGCTACAATAAGATTGGTATTTACACTATTTTTCAACTTGGTAATTTCTCTCCAAGTCATCAAAATAGATAAATCCATTCTCAATTTTTCACCTTCTGAAAAACTTTCATAGGTAAATTCATCCACACCACGCGATTTTATACATTCTTTGAAATTTTCGTCTAGTTTAAAATCCACAAAGAAGTTCATATCTGCCAAATATTTGTTGATTTGTTTATTAATAATTGGTAAATATTGCCGGATGATATTTGTTTTAATACCACTATCCTTTAACATTATGGATAGAATATCAAAATAATGTTTCTTATTCTGGTATTCATTTAATTCTTTAGTATATTTCTTTTTGTCCTTCTCAAATACTTTTAATTCTTTGGTTTTTTCTCCAGTATCATCAGTTTGATTTTCTAAGGTTGAAATTTCATTTTGATAATTGGTTTGTAAATTATCACAAGCCAATATTTGAGATTGAATTTTGGTAATATTCTTTTGTAATCTGGTAACTTCTGTTTGTTTATTCTGATAAACTTCCAAATCTTTATTCAGATTACTAAGTTTTTCTTCCAATTCTCCTTTTGCCTTAATAGTTTCATCAATCTTTTGTTTTTTACTATCAACCATTTGGCATTTATGGTTTTCAGTAATGTTTTGTCTACATGTTGGACAATTAGATGTTTCCTTAAAAAAATCAATTTCACTATTCATTTTTACCAATTTACTCTCAAATTGAGAAAGTAATGAATTGGCTTTCATGATTCTGGTTGGTAAATCCGTAGAACCTGTTTCTAATTCGTTAATCTTATTTCTTAATTGTATTACATCTTCAATATATTTTTTCTTTTTTTCTATGGTATCATTAGTTTGTTTTTTCAACGTTTGGATTCGTAAGTTAACATCCTTTTTCAATTCATCCAAATACTTCTGTTGTAATTTAATTTTTTCCTCAATTAAAATCAATTTATTATTAACTAATAATTCCTGTTCTTTATTGTCCGAAACTTGCTGTTTTAAAAGAACATTCATAGATGAAAATATCTGAATATCCAAAAGATTTTCAATTACAAATCTCCTATCAGCAGCGGTTAATTGCATGAATGGAGTATATGTAGCAGATCCAAGTACAATAATTTGACGAAATACCTTCCAAGTAAATTTTAAAATATCTTCTTCTAGGTATTTTTGGTAATCTTTACTTTTTGCTTCTTGATTTACTAATTTCTTATTCTTATAAATTTCAAAAATATTTGGTTTAATTCCGCGTCTAACCAAATACTTATTTTTACCAATTTCAAATTCAACTTCTACCAAACAATCCTTATCATTAATAGAATTTAATAATGATGGTTTATTTGTATTTCTGTAAGGTTTACCAAACAAAACAAATGAAAGAGCCTCTACAAATATTGATTTCCCAGATCCATTTTTTCCAAATATAATAGTGGTTGGATTTCTCTGGAAATCAATTTCAATAAAATTATTACCTACAGAAAAAAAATTCTTATATCGAATTTTTTTAAAGATAGTCATTAAAACCAATTCTCCACTGAATTTTTGGATTTTTCTTTTGCTACCTCAATTCTTTCCACCGCTTTATCATAATATTCTTTATTCATTTCAAAACCAATAAAATTACGTTTAGATTGGATTGCTGCTACCGCAGTGGTACCGGAGCCCATACAATTATCCAATATTAAATCATTTTCATTGGAATATGTTCTGATTAGATATTCAAAAAGAGCAACTGGTTTTTGAGTTGGATGGAAAGTATCTTGATCATTTGCAAAATCTAAAATAGTTGTTGGATAATTCGTATGTGTTTGAATAAATGTTTGTTGATGACTTGGTCTCGGTTGAAAAAATGCTCTAAATTTAGTATCAGTATGGCTTTTGCGATCAATTTGAATAATTCCTTGAGGATAATATGGTATTTTATTTTTTGATCCATTAGCTGTATTTCCTAAAGAAAAACATAAAACATCTTCATGTTTTCTCATTGGTTTATTTTTTGCATTTAAGTAATCCCCAGGAATCGATTTAATCCAAATCCAACTATATTTGAACCAATTGAAATTAGAATTTATTAGTATAGTAGTAAATGGTTGAGTTGAAGTTAAAATAATTGGACAATAAGGTTTAATAATACGTTTATAATTTTTCCAAAGCATTTCTAAAGGTATGAGACAATCCCAATTCATACCAGTAACACCATATGGTAAATCACAAAGAATCATATCCACAGATTTATCATCAATTTGTTTCATTCCTTCCAAACAATCCATATTATAAATTTGGTTAATTGGTATCAATTTTTAATTCTCCATTCCACTAGCTTCCGTATAAAGTCTCTGGATCATTTGTTTTAACTTATTCTTATCTAATTCAGTATCCAAATTATCAATCGACTTATTTAAAATGGTAATGGTATCTTCTGTTTCTAATGCCACATCATCTTCGGTAATACCAAGTTGAGTATTGTCAATTACGCTATAATTAAAAGGTTCACATTTTTGGATAGCATCAATAAATCTATCAAAATAATAAGGATTTGTTTTTGAATTTACCACAATTTTGACATAAGAATCTTTGAGTATTGAAAAATCCATTTGCATTACATCGGATAAATTTCTATCCTTATCATTATATTCAATACGATTAAACATTTTATAGGGATTTTTAACAAATGTTCGTTCCAATGTTTCTGTATCCAAAATATAAAAACCTTTATCACCAAACATATCCGCAAAGGTTAATTGCCAAAGATTACCACAATAAAAAATATTATCTTGAAAAGATGATGTATGAAAATGTCCTGACCAAACTTGTTTAAATTTCTTAAATAATGTCTTATCTAAACCGTGTTCACAATAAACACCAGGATACATTAAAAATGATTGTAATTCTAAATGTCCAAATACAACAGAAGCATAAGAATTTTTAATGGTATTTAAACTTTTTTCTTGGTTTTCTGAATTAATCCATGGAATATATAAACAATCCAAATTATCAATTTTTATATGAGTCGTTTCATCAAAAATCCGAAATTTTGGATATGTTCGTAAAAATTCATTTGGACTACTAATTTTATTGGTATTTTTTAGATATACATCATGATTACCAAGAATGAAATCAGTTTCAATTTCTCTGGCTACAATTGGTTCAATAAATGTTTCACGAATTCTGGACATAATTTGAGTATTCACATATTTTCTATTATCCGTAAAATCTCCCAAATGAATAATCTTTTTAATATTCATTTTATCAAGAGTTGGAATAATATGATTAGTTATGAATTTCTCAAAATATGTTTGAAATTGGATAGATCCATTTCGGACATTAAAATGTGAATCCGCTAATATAGCAACTAACATTATTTCTCCGAATCATCAAAATAATTGTCCAAAATATTCTTTTCTTTTTTCTTATTAATTGCTTCTAATACCTTTTGTTTCTTTTCTCGTTTCTTTTTCTCAAAATTAGAGATAATATCGGTTTTATTATCTCTCAAAAAATCAATATAGGTATTATTATAATTACCAGAATCGGTATCCTGTGTGGAATATTCATCCAAATAGGATCCTTCATCAATCAATTTAAATTTAATATAGGTTTGGGTTTTTTCTTCATCGATTGTTTGTAAAAATGACCTCCAAACAATCATAGAGAGCCACGCGAATGCGCGGCGAGGTTGACCTTCTTTTCCTACTCTGGTATAATCATAGGTATGGAGATATTTTAAAACATTGATAATGGCATTACCAATCATTTCTTCTTTATAGGTGTAAGAAATGAAAGAACCATTGTAACTCATATGAGTTACCAATTTGTTTATTGAATCTGCTAAATAATCGTTAATTCTTGGCCAATTATCAGAATGTGCTACAATACCTTGAGATTTAGCCAAATTACATTGATTTACATATTGAATTAATTCTTTATCCAGTTTATCATTATCAATATAATTTCTTTTAGATGCCATTAACCATATTGGATCATATAATTCATATTGTATTTCTCCTTAAATTTGTTTTTTTAATCCTGTTTTATCAATTGTAAATCTTTTTCATTCCAACTATAAAATCCACCAATCTTGTCTTTTAATTTCACCCCACCAGGAATATCCTTATATAATTCGGTTACTGTAGACATTTTATAATCATGTGTTTCTCTAGCTTTGGTAGTTCTTAATTTAACCTTATCACCAATTTTAAGCATACAAATACAGTATACTAAATTTCATTTCTAATGTCAAATCTTTTACTCTTTAACCTTATCATATAATTTATTAAGATCACGAACCGTCCAAGGTTTTGGATCTGAAATAATATTGTTATATTCCATACGTATCATTTTACTAATTTCAAGTACCGTAGTATGATATTTTTTGGCTAATTCATTTAAAGTAATTTTATTATGGTAAAAATCATAAACAACTTTACTGATTAAAGAATCATTACCATACACATTTTTAATTAATTCAAATTTTTCTAATTCTTTTTTTATTTTTAAATTTTGTTTTTGATGATAATCATCTAAATTATCTTTAACGGTACCTAAAAATAAATGATCATGATTAATACATGGTGGATTATCACATCTATGGCAAACTAACATATCTCCTGGACAATAACCATTATGAAAAGCATAAGATACTCTATGAGTTAATAATCTCTTTTTTATAGTTGGAATATAAACTCTTCCATATCCACTATTAATAGTTTCACCATACCAAACATAACAACCATTTTCTATTTTGGTTTCTATTTTAAAAACCTCAAATAAAGATTTAAAAGCATATTTTGATGGTTTTTTATATCTAAAATCCAAATCTTTTTTATAAATCTCTGTAAATTCCAACAAATTATCTCCTTGTCAAGTTTTGTCAGAGTCTATTTTAACATTTTTTAAACCTATAAATCAAACAAATTTTTTATAAGTCATTGATTTTATTGAAAACATATTTTTAAAAATCTTGGATACCCTACTTGACTTCTGGGATTCAGGTTGCTATACTAATTAATGTCTGTATTAATGTGTATTTTTATTCTTTTTCAATCATTATTCTATCATATCTCTAAAGTATCTTTAAATACTTTATGAATTGGATAAAGATACCATAAGATTGGAAAAGATTAATGAAGTATATTCCAAACTTCATGTGTCTAATGAAGGTATTCTTTATGAAATAGATTCTCAATTTACCTTCCGTGTTCCAAATTACCAATTCATGCCGCAGTACAGATTGGGTGTTTGGGATGGTAATATTCATTTATTCCAAAGAAAAACATTACAGTTTCCAAATGGTTTAATTTCTTACCTAGAGTCCTTTTGTCAAGAGAATGGATATTCTCTTGACATTGAAAACACTTTAAAACCAAATAAAATTACTTTACAAGAAATTGAAACATATTGTAATTCTCTTAATGTACATTCAAAAAAGAAAGCAATTACTCCTAGAGATTATCAAATATCCTCTACTCATTATATAGTAGAAAATAAAAGAGGTGTTATTGTATCATCAACATCTTCCGGTAAATCCTTAGTTTTATATATGATTACCAGAAGATTACTTGAAAAAGAGAATGCAAATATTCTTTTGATTGTACCAACAATATCCTTAGTTGGTCAAATGTATACCGATTTTCAGGATTATTCATCTCATAATGGATTTAAGGTTGAAAAGTATTGCCATCAAATTTATTCTGGTAAAGAAAAAAACACTAATAAAAAAGTGGTAATTTCTACATGGCAATCATTATACAATTTAAAACCAATTTGGTTTAAGAATTTTGATTGTTTGATTATTGATGAAGTACAGACCGCGGCAGCTAAAAGCCTGCAAGGTATTGCTAATAAATGTGTGAATGCTAGATATAGAATTGGTACCACTGGATCACTCCAGGAAGCTAAAGCACATTCTTTAGCCATTGAAGCGGTATTAGGTAAGGCAAAGGTATTCAGTACTACGAAAGAATTAATGGATCGTGGTGAAGTAGCTGATACCACTATTAAAACTCTTGAATTACAATATCCCGAAGAAACATGTAAAAAACTCCAAGGAATAAAATATGCGGATGAAATCAATTGGTTAATTGCACACAAAAGTAGAAATCAATTTATCCGGAATTTAACTTTGAAAGTATGTAAAGAATCTGGTAATACATTGATTTTATTTGGTAGGCTTTCACATGGTAAGTATTTGCATGATGAAATTGTCAAGAAATCTGGTAAGCAAAATGTATTTTTAGTGAATGGTAAAACAAAAGCAGATATTAGAAATCAAATTCGTGAGATTGTAGAAACCGAAAAAGATGCCATCATCTTAGCTATTTTTCAAGTATTTCAAGCAGGAGTATCGATCCGTAATCTTCACAATTTAATTTTGGTTCATCCGGTAAAATCGTTGATTCGGTTAAAGCAATCCTTAGGTAGAACTGGAAGAATTTCTGAAACCAAAACTACTGCCACTATTTACCATATTGGTGATAATTTAGTTTATAAGAAAAAGTCCAATACTACCTATAAGCATTTTCTGTATTGTGTTAAGATTTACTTTCAAGAGAAATATAAAATTACCTTTCATAAGGTAAAAATTGACAATAAGGTTCCGAAATAGTATAATAGTAATTTATACAAGAAATGAGGTTTTAAAGAAGTTGGAAGAAAAAGAAATACAACAAATTGAAGAACCAGATTATAAGTATATACCAATGGTATTAGTTTTATCAAATGGTACAAATGTAATCGGACATATTGATGAAGACGATTTTATGGCTTTTATGGACGAAAAAATAAATTTATTAACAGTTTTTGATCCATATATGTTTCATTTGGAATTAGCCACTGATATCCAATACAATTTGTTTGGTAAAAAAATATTTCCTTGCTTCCATCCTTTGGTAGAAATGTCTGACGATGAATGTTATGTCCTCCATCGTCAACATATTTTAACCACCGCATTTCCAAATGATGAATTATTGGATTCTTATGTTGCCAAAATGCAACAGTTGGATGACGAATCTAAAAAAGAAATAGAAGAGGCTGAAAAAAAGAAAAAGGAACAGGATGAACTATTAAAAATTATTAATGAGCCAGATGATAATTTGACTGTTCCTATTGATCGAAAACATAGAAAAACTATCCATTAACAGATTTATAATGGATCATTTAAATCATGAATTGCATCTGTTTTTCGGTAACCACATAATATACAATTTTGTTTATCAGATTTGAAATTCCAACTATTTGCTCTTGGTAAAAATCTATGTTTCATTTCACCTATATAGTTGGTAGGTTGTTCTTTTTCATAATTGGATAAAATTTCTTCATTTCCTACTTTAAGAAATTTGTTTTGAATAGTGTGAATAGCCAACTGTAAATCATCATGGATATCACCACCATTTTTATATCCATTTGCTTCCATAAATTCTAAAGCGTTCTGTAAGGCTTCTAATAATTTCATTTTTTTTAATTCCTTTTTATGACATCAGTCCAACCAAATGTTTGGTTGTCAATTTTCTTTGGTTTAAATCCTATCTTTTCCTTTTTATGATTTTTTGCACATAATGGACAGGTTACTTCACCATCTTTATGAAAAATCCAGCCCTTTTTAATTGCTTGTTTCTTGCATTCTGACAACGTTTCACCGGTAAATTGGTGTGGAAAATAATTATAAGGATGTTTTATATTTTCCCAGTGTCTGCAATATAAATCCATTGAATAACAAGATGCAATCATTCTTCCTCCTTGATTATCTTTACCACTTTTGGTCTTTGGATAATCGTTTGCTTTACACCCTTATATTCTGTATGATCCTTAACGGTTGCCGTAACTTCTAATACAGTACCCTTTTTTTCAAGAAATGATTTGTAAACAAATACATTGTAACTTTCATCTTCAAGAATCGTAATATACTGTGTGCAAGGTCTCCGGGTATAATAATCAATTCCTTCAAACGGTATAACATTTTTAACAGTTAAAGTAAACGTTGTTCGTTGATCAATATTTCCAACATGTTCTGACGGTTTTTTGTTTAATTCCATTTTCATTTTGTCAATAGCAATCACCGCCGCAGAAACCTGTTTTTCGGTCAATGAACCATACTTATTGAAATTGAACAGTAGGTTTTTCAGGAAATAATTAGTTTCAGAATATTTTTGAAGATTTTCAATCAATTCCGCATTGTCTTTAACAAAATTTTCTTGAGCCGCCTTTTTTTCTTCTTGCCATTTTGCTCTTTGAATATTCCGTCGGGCAATTGCTTTATTTACACGATTTTCTTTTGCAATTCGCTTTTGTTCCGCTTTTGCTTGGGCTTTCAATGCTGGATCGGAGTTTGTTCTACATACACAATCACAGCCAACTTTGAACCGTTTTCCATCAGCAGATTCCAACCAAAATTCATACATGATGGCGGTTCCGCAATAATCACATGAAGAACCTGGTTGAATTGGACAATCCTTGTCTCCAGGAACCGCTTGGAATTTCTTTTCTTGTATGCCACGAAATACATATGGATACTGACCAAGACCAGCTTTTTCAAATTCATGTTTTGGTGTTTCGTTCATCATGTATCCAATATAATCTAAACTGGTAAATTTGTCAATACCTAAAACCAATTTTTTTAAACTTTTACTAATTTAATATTCCGCAAAACTGTGGTCCTGTTCTGTGAAATTTCAAAGACCAGCGATCATTTTATCTAAGGTTTTCCGTATATCCCTATGCGTATAGAACGCGTATTGATGGTATTCCAATGAGCGGCTGGTTTGGCGAGCAAGTTGAATCGTAATTCGAATCATATGCGAATTAAACCAGCCGCTCAAAAGTTCGATCACATTGACGGTGAATGAGGCAGTAGGCCCTAACTTCACGATTGCGTCGATCCATTTTTCATCTAGAGGGGTCTTGGGCCTTCGTTCCAAGATTTGCAAAGGTCTCCGGGTATAATAATCAATTCCTTCAAACGGTATAACATAACTTTTTGGGTATCTCATATATCAATTGAAACACCAAATGGTAAATTTGTCAATATCTAAAACCAACAAAAATGGTTCAAATACCACTTTTTATATCAACCATGGTTTTATTTGCCATGGCTAAAGCTTCCTTGCTTGAAATACCGTACTCTGGCTTACGTTGACCATTTAGAATCATATCAAGATAAACCTGTGCCGCACCTTTTGAATTGAAAGATGGACAACAGACTCTACCTTGATAATATACTTTCCATTCATGAAAAAGTTTAAAAACTTGATTCGCTACTGGCATATTCATCCTCTTGAATCCACAAATCAAAATATTGTGAATCATCATTAATAGGTGGTAAATCCAAATCATCATCTAAATCTTCCAGATGTGGGTTTGGATACACTTCTTCTAGAGTTAATTTTGATAAATCTTCAATACTCATGAACACATTTTAGATTGTTATGGTAAAATTGTCAAGTAAAAATCTAAACATTTCCTTGAGTAAACTTCAAGGATTCATTTGCATTTCGGATGTTCCATTGCCTATCTCGGATTGCTTGCATGGTCTCTTTTAGAGTCTCTACAATCTCCTCCTGGTCATGTATTTTATCAGATAAATCTATGTATTCATTATCACTTTTTATGGCTTTATCTCGACCATCTTTAAATTTGAATCTTTTATCAAGAATACCTTTTCTCTTGACAACTTCTTCATCCGCCGTCCCTTCATAATATTGATCCAATTCTGATAATAGTATGATTTCTTGCTTTTGTAATTGTCTTAATTTTTTTCGAGCAATTCGGTAGGTTTTGTGATATTTATTAAATAGATAGGTATTTTCTGCGGAATATTCAGCTAGACGTGATAAATCTAATTTACCTAAGTCTTTTTTGATTTCATCAAAGATTTGATCTAATGTCATAAAAAAAATTGGCTGGCAGGGTAGGAATCGAACCTACAACTAACGGTTTAACAGACCGTCCTTCTACCTATTAAAGTACCTGCCAATATTATGAACCGTACGTTCGTGTAGTCGTGTAAAGGTTAAACTCCGACTTTCGATCTTGGAAACAATGCTATTAATACTCTTTTATTATACTAAAAAGGACCTTGGTTGTCAACTTCTTGTAAGGTATAGGCAAAAGATGCAGAACACATTAAATATCCACTATCAGTTTTTTTGGTATCTAAATCCAAATTACTCAAAAATACTGGAAATGCATCTGTGTAAGTAAATTTTACAATTGGATTGTACTGAGAATCCAACATTAATAAAGTGACTGGTGATTTAATTCCACCAAATTGACTAGTTAATTCCAAATTTTCATTTTTTAAAGATGCATATTGACTTCTGTCCGCTGGTGCACCTAAACCATTCATCCATGTCCAAATTTCCATGTAATTTTGAAATAATTCATCCACCATGAATTCCATTTGAAATTCATCATATTCCAAACTGGTACCAGGATGCGGTATTGGTTGAAAAGGTGTTTGTTGAGTAGCAATATGTAATCTCATACCAGGTAGTGTTACATTTTGGCAAAAGAAAACGGTATTTGGTAATCTATCAATTAATACTCTAAATTTTAATCCGGCTTGTGAAAGATTAAAAGTTTTTGGTTGCTGATTTAAAACACCTAATGTGTTTGGATTTACATTCATTCACCATTATTTAATGATAAATAAATGAGAATGCCTTCCAACCAAAATGGATTAAAATTCAAAACATTAGATTTGAGCCTTACTCCACATCCAGTTTCTGGAAATTTAATTCCTCTGGAAGGAATTGATGATATTAACCAAGCTTTGACAGTTTTACTCCAAACTAATTTCTTCGAACGATCTTTTGATCCCTTGGTTGGTGGAAATGTTGGTAATTTACTTTTTGGTTTAAATACAATCGGAGAAACATCTATTATCCAACAACAGGTTGAAAATTGTATTAGAAATTTCGAACCAAGAGTCCAATTATCTAAATTGGATGTGGAAATACTCAATGATAATAGTATTTCCATTAATATCAAATATTATATTGTAAATTCCGCAAATGAACAGGTTTTTTCTATGATTCTTGCCCGAGTCCGATAAAATGGCAAATTTACCCAATACTTTACCTACAGTAACACCATTGACAAAAGATGGTATTAAACAATCTTTTTTACAGTGGTTGCAATCTCAAAATACTTTTACTAGCTTTAATTTTACCGGTGATGCTTTAAATATCTTAGCCGATTTACTGGCTGGATTCGGCGCTTATATGTCATATCAAATATCAGCCGCATCATCGGAAGCATATTTGGATTCTGCCCAAATTCGTGACAATTTAGTTTCTATTGTTAAAGAATTAGGATATGTACCAAGGTCCAGATATTCAGCAAGATCCATAGTTAATATAACCGTTATTCCTGATGATATTGCTATTGCACCACCTGTTATTACTCTACCAAAAAATACTAAGTTTTCAACTTCCATAGGTGGTAACACTTACACTTTCTGTTCTGATCAAACTTATGTTGCGAATTTTAATCCTACATTAGGTAATTATTCATTTCCAAATGTTACTTTAATTGAAGGTTTACCATATACTTTCAATTTTGTGGTTGATTCTTCCTTATCTAATCAAAGATTCATTATTCCTAATTCCAGTGTAGACATATCCACAATTACGGTTAGAGTACAAAATTCTGAAAACGATACTACAGTTACCACATTTTCTGTACCTGATGATATTAATTTATTAACACCTACTACACCAGCTTATTTTATTCAAGAAGTTGAAAATACTCACTATGAAATTTATTTTGGTGATGGAATATTAGGTCAGGATGTTATTAATGGAAATATCATTATCGTTGATTATATAGTATCTTCTGCTGATGCTGCCAACTTTGCTAATTCTTTTACATGTTCACAAACAATAAATGGATATGGTAATATTTCAGTAGAAACTCTATCCAATGCGGCTGGAGGTACAGAGCGCCAGGATACAGATTCAATAAGATTTGAAGCACCATTAGCATATGAGGCACAAAATAGATGTGTCACAGAATCAGATTATAAAACTATTTTAAAAGAAAATTTTCCAAACATCGGATCTTTAAATGTTTGGGGAGGTCAAGATAATGTTCCGCCTGTTTACGGCAGTATTTTCATTTCTATTAAGCCTTCGAATGGATTTGTTTTAACAAATACTCAAAAGCAACAAATTATAGATACAATTTTATCTAGGAAAAATGTATTGACTGTTAAACCAATCATCATTGATCCAGATTATCTTTATGTGAAGATTAATAGTAATATTAAATTCAATCCACAAATAACCACTTTAACTGTAGATCAGATTAAATTTATTATTAATAATGCAATTGTTGATTTTTCTGTTTTAAATCTATCAAAATTTGACTCATCTTTATATTATTCAACATTGTTGGAAGCAATTAATCATGCCGATCGATCAGTTATCAGTAATATCACTACAATTCAATTAGAAAAAAGGGCCGTTCCAACATTAGGAATACAACAATCTTTTAGTTTTGATTTTTCTAATGATAATCCTTTGGTACCTGGTAGTATCAGAAGTAATAATTTTATTTCTTTACAAGTTGGATTTGTACTTGGCCAAGGGGATTATAATTATATAAGTGATGATGGTGTAGGTAATATTAATTTAAATCGAGTATCTGGAACATCTACTACCAAAGTTGTATCCAATATCGGTAAAGTCAATTATGATAATGGATTCATTACTATCAATGCTCTTTCCCCATCTCAAATTTTGGATGGTACAAACGAAATTAGAATAATAGCTAATCCGGTTAATTTGGATGTAATACCAGTTAGAAATACCATTGTTACTATTGATCCTTCGGATATTAATATTGTTATGCAAACGGTTGTAAATAATTAATAAATGTCCTTAATCAAATATTCATCGCCTTTTATTACGTCTCGGTTACCTGGTGTAATCTCCTATCAATATCCTAATTTTATTGCATTTTTAAAGGCATATTTTGAATATTTGGAAACAAATGGCCAGGTAATTGCAAATGTTAATAATTTTTTATCCAATCGTGATATTGATACTACATTAGATTCATTTATTTCTCATTTTCAAAATACATTTATTAAAAATATTCCAGAATCAGTTTTATGTAATAAAAAATTACTTATAAAACATATCCGTGATTTTTACAAAACCCGCGGAACGGAAGAATCTTTTAAGTTTTTATTCCGAATTCTTTATAATGATGACATTGAAATTACCTATCCAAAAGAAAATCTTTTAAAACCTTCTGACGGTACATGGAATCAAAATTTTGTATTACGAACAACTACTAATAATGATACTTTCCAATTTATTGGTAATGTAATAACGGGAATTGAATCTAATGCATCAGCAATTGTAGAGAATGTTCTTCAATTAAATTTGGGTAATAATAACGTTTCTGAAATTTATATTAGTCACATAAAAGGAAATTTTAAAATTGGTGAATCTGTTAAAGTATTGGTTGATCCGGTAAATAATACCTATTTACAGGAAAACCTTTTTACGTTGATTACCAAGATTAATATAATTAACCCAGGAACTAGGTATAATGTAAATGATTTAATACCTATTGTAGCTACAAATGGAATCAACGCAACCGCAAAAATTCAATCTACATTTGGTAATGTATATGGTATTGTAGTAGATTCTTCAAATATTACAATTGTAAATCCTGGTCAATCAAACGAATTTACTATTTTACCTAATATTGTTTTAGACCAAACTGCAAGTGCAACTGATGATTTTTATACCGGTATGCAAATTTTATTGAGAAATGGACCAGCTTTAAATGATGTAAAAACAATAATTGCATACAATGGTGCGTCTAGAACTGCTACGGTGAATTCCGATTGGAATGTATTACCACAACCCGGAAATAATTTTTCTATTTCTTTAGGAGAAATTCGAAAATTAGTAATTCAAGATTTTGGTATAGGATATACACAAAATAATCTACCAGTTCCGAACTTTTCACAATCTGGTGATGGAAATGCTACAGCAACAGTGGAATTAGGTGTAGTTGGTGAATATCCTGGCTACTTCTCAAATACTAAAGGATTTTTAAGTTCTGTGAATGTTTTACCTGATGGTACATTTTGGCAAGATTATTCATATGTTATTCATGCACAAGAATCCATTTCTTTATATAAAGATATTGTAAAACAATTAGTTCATCCTGCAGGAATGATTTTCTTTGGTCAAGTGGATTTCTTTTTAAATTATATCATTGGATCACAAAATAGAAATTTAGAAAGAAATAAATTTTTCTTTCCTCCTTATGAAGGATTTACTCCAGATTCTATAAATGGATCATTTCCAAATACTCAATTATTTGGTTTTGATAATTTGATTATTGGTGATATTCAACAATATCCATATAGATTATTAAAACAAATACCAGATGCATATATTAAATCCAATATTGTGTCCGGTGGTACACCTGCAGAAATATTAGCAGAATATGATTGTTTAAGTACTATAAATTATACAGGAACACTTGGCGCATTATATGGTATTTCTCAATATAGAAATTATTATTATAGACAATCTTCAAATATAACAATTAGTGATGAAACATCTTCTAATATTTTAAAAGATGTTAAAACAACACCAGGACCAAAATATGATGGTGTATTTGGTGGTTATCAAAATAATTATCCGACGTATATTAGAGGATTAGATATTAAATTTAATAATAGTAATGAATTTATTGATATTTCACAAATTCCAGTTAATCCTTTAGAACAAACAATTTTAGTTGCATTCAAAACATATCAAATAGGTACCAAACAGAGTATAGTAGGTTGTATTGATTTCAAAAAAGATGGTATCATTACAGGATATACAATTAGTATATTAGAACATGGTCAGGTTGAATTTCGTTCACAAAAGCGAAATTCAACCCAAACTTTTAATTTAACAATAACTACTCCATTAGGCTCAATAATAGAAAATACTTATTATATTGCTTGTTTACGATTTGTAGATAATACCCTAATTGGAAATTTAAATCTTTCATTAGATTTAAATATTTCTTATGGATTCGACATTTCACAAATTGGAATTTTAAATAATTCTTCCGGATATTATTTAGGAAATCAAGGTAAAATTGTACCTTATAGTGTTAGTTCTTTATATGATACTTCATTTTATGGTAGAACACCTTATGGTCATTTAAGACCCATTCCTTCCACATCTTATCAATCCAATACATTATTTGGTAAAAATACATTCAATACAGATCCTTATTTAGGTAATCCTTTGGTTTTTACGCCAGAAATAACAACAAATGCTTTTTTTGGAGAAATAGCTTATGTAATGTTTTGGAATAAATATCTATTGGATAATGATTATAATAATACCTTTCGATATGTTCAATCCAAATTATCATCCAGAGGAATGAAAGTCTAAAACGTGCCAGGAATTTCAACAAATAGGCTAAGATGTGATGCGGCAAAGGCATATTTGGATGGATTAAGCCAAGCAAATCCTGTTAGAAATCTGTATTGTTATATTGCTAGAACTACCTCATGGATTCCTCAAGATGATGTAAACGAAAATCAAATAGTAAATGATAATTCGCCACCGTTTTCTACTGATGATGATGCTTTAATCTACAATGTTTGGAAAGAAATGTTTCATGTAAAAAAGATTTCTCCAACCGATTGTACCTTAGCTATTAAAAGATATAATTGGACAAAAAATCAAGTTTATCGCCAATATGATACAAGTATAGATTTTTTTGACCCTTTAATTTCATTAGTTCCTATGTATGTAGTTACCGATGAATTTAATGTATATAAGTGTTTATACAATAATTTTAATCAACCAAGTTTTGTTAAACCTACAGGAACGTTTATTAATTCAGTTAGAACAAGTGATGGTTATATATGGAAATTCATGTATAATATATCATCTCAGGATATTGAAAAATTTGTTACTAATGAATGGATTCCAGTAAAAACATTAACTATTGCTGATAATTCTCCTCAATGGTCTGTTCAACAGGCAGCAATTCCTGGAGCATTAAGTGTTATTAATGTTGAAAATAGTGGATTTGGTTATATAACTCCACCAACAATTACAATTACCGGAGATGGTCAAAATGCATCTGCTATTTGTACAATTCAAAATGGATCTATTAAATCAATAATTTTGGTAAATAGTGGTGAAAATTATACTTTTGCTAATGTTTCTGTATCTTCAGGTCAAATAACAGGTATTCAAGTGACTAATCCAGGATCAGGATACATTTCACCTCCTACAGTAACTATAACCGGTGGTGGTGGATCTGGAGCCACCGCGGTTTCTAATATCACTAATGGATCTGTTACGTCTATTCAAATGACTAATGTTGGTCAGGATTACACTTCAACACCAACAGTAATAATAAGTGATCCAAATTCAGGTATTACTGCCAAAGGCAATCCTATAATTTCTGGAGGTGCAAGTCTTACAGCTATTATTTCTCCTCCTGGTGGTCATGGATCAAATCCTGTATATGAATTAGGTGGATTTACTGGAATGTTTACAGGTAAATTTCTTTATGATGAAAATAAGGTATTTACTGTAAATAACGATTTTCGAAGAATTGGTTTATTATTAAATCCTATTGATGTTAAAACTAATCAAATAGCTTTAAAAACTATTTATACCCAAGCATATACATTACAACTTTCTACCAACGTTACTGGTATTTTTTCTCAGGATGAACATGTTTCGGGTTTAACTACAGGTACGCAAGGTATTGTTTTGGATTATGACAGTGTGAATTTTATATTAAGAGTTATTTCTGTAAGTGGATCTGGTTTTGTTCCTGGTGAATTAATTGCTAATTCTGATACAAGCCATATGGGTAAATTAGAAACTTCTTCAGGTTTAGTTATGGATACTGGCTTTTCTCAAGTCCGTATTTCAGGTATTGATCCTGCTTCTACTAATCAATATGTTGGATATCAAATTAGAATTGTTGGTGGAACTGGTGTAAATCAACAAAAAACAATTTTAGCGAATGATGCAACTACAAAAATAGTTACGGTAGATTCAGATTGGCAAATTCCTTTAGATACAACTAGTGTTTATTCTATTGCTAATATTTTTACTCCTGAATTAAAAAAGAATTCAGGTTCATTTTTAACAGTGGAAAATCGTCAACCAATCATTCGTTCAGAAAATCAAGCGGAATCCTTTGCTATTACCGTACAATTTTAATTAAATATTATTATACAAACTATGTCTTTACAGCCATTTAGTGTAAATCCTTATTTTGATGATTATCAGGAAAATAAGAAGTTTTTCCAAATCTTATTTAAACCTGGAGTATCAGTACAAGTAAGAGAATTAAACCAACTTCAATCAATTATTGCTAATCAAATTAAAAGATTTGGTAATAATATTTTTGTTAATGGATCAATAATTGTCCCTGGTCATATTACTTTAGATACCAAATATTCTTATGTACAATTAGCATCTTTAACGGATACACAATTTGCTGTAATTAATCCAAATGATGCTTCTAATATTGGTAAACAACTAACTTTAGTTAATTCATTAGGAGTTTCGGCTACTATTGTTAATGCTACACGTGCATTAGGAAATGATTTAGATACTATATTTGTTAAATATGCTGCATCTGGTTCAGATTTCTCTCAAACTTTTAATACTGGTGATAGTTTAACATTAGTTAATACAAATGCCTTAGTAGCAAATGTTTCTACCACACCTTCAATTGGAACAACAAGTGTAGTAGGAAATGGCTCGGCCGCCTCTATTGATTCAGGTGTAATTTATATTAACGGTTATTTTGTTTATTTTGATGCCCAAACAATTATTTTAGACAAATATACAAATATTTCAAATTATATTGTTGGTTTGGCTGTAAATGAAAATATTATTACCGTGGATGAAGATAATTCATTATTTGATAATGCTTCAGGTACTACAAATTTTTTAGCACCTGGTGCAGATAGATACCAAATTGATTTAGTTTTATCCAAAGAATTACCAAATACAACAATTGATGGATCAAAATTTGTCCAATTAATGCAGGTTGTTAATGGTGCTATTCAATCACAAGTAACACAAACTCAGTTTAATGTTATTGAAGACCAAATCGATCAAAGAACTTTTGAAACTAATGGAAATTTCACTTTAAATCCTTTTAAAATTGATATTAGAGAACATTTATTATCTGATGAAACTCCTGATGGAATATTTACATTATCACAAGGAGGTGATCCTACAAAATTAGCTGTTGGATTAGAACCATCTACTGCTTATGTAGATGGTAAACGTATTCAAACTATCGCTACCCAATTTGTATCGGTAGATAAAGCCAGAGATACAAAACAAATTCAAAACTCATTAGTTTCTATACCTGATGCTCCTTATATTTTGGTTGATAGATTATTTTCATTTCCTTCCTTTGAAAAAACACCAATTTTAACTTTTTATAATAATTTGATATCTTCAGACGGTGTTGCTTCAGGTATAGCTATGGGAACTGCAAATGTTATTGGTTGTGAATATGTTAGTGGTACAATAGGTTCTGATTCATTTCCTTATCCTGTTTATAAATTATATGTTAAAAATATATCTTTTCCTCCTGGTCCTTCCAGTAATCCTGCTAACGCTGGATCCATTTTTGTCCAAAATGCTTTAATTGGTACAGTTTCATGTACTGCTAATATGGTTTTAGCTATGAATGTGAGAAACACTGTCGGACCCATTAATACAGGTGATATTCTTACTTTAAACAGTGTAAGCCATAGGGTTATCACTTATGATGCAAATAAATCTCAAATTTTAGTTGAACCGACTTCCGGACGATTTTTTCCAGGTGCAGTAGCCACAACTGGAAGTGGTTCAACAACCACAATCGTAGGATATGTTAATGTTTTTAATTCTAGTGAAAATTCTATGATTTATTCTCTAGATCGCACTGGAATTAGTACCTTACGTTCGGATAATGGCTTAACTGATACCGCCTATTTTATTCGTAGAACGTTTACTACAAACACAAATGGAACAAATGTTTCATTTAATTGTGGAACAAATGAAACATTTGTTCCATTTTCAGTAAATGATTATATTGCTTCTCTTGATGATACGGGAGAAATTTTAGATTTATCTACAGCTAGTTTTCAAATATCAAACGGTGAAACTACTGTAACTTTTAATATTCCAGCAGGAAACCACATTGTTAAATTAAGTGCAACTATTTTCAAAACATCGGCCGAGAAAACTAAAACATTAACAAATACAACAATTACAGCATCACCTTCAAATGAAATTTCTTTGGATCAATTTGATATTTATAAATTAATTAGTGTCATAGAGGTACCTGTCTCTGGTTTACAACAAGATATTACAACACGATATATTTTGGATAATGGTCAGAGAGATACTAGATATACAAAAGGTAAAATTACTTTATCACCAAACCAACAATCACCTGCTTCTACTTCTAGTATCAAAATTACCTTTTCTTATTTTTCCCATACTGGAAATGGTGATTATTTTAGTGTAGACTCTTATACCAATTTTGATGGTACATCAGAATGGTATGAAAATATTCCTTCTTTTCAAGATTTTAATTTACGAGATTGTTTAGATTTTAGACCAGATATTGATGACACTTGGAGTCCTGGTTCTAATTTAATTAATTACATTGATTTTAATACTAATATTATTTTAGATTACCAATATTATTTAGGTAGAATTGATAAAATTTCATTAGATGGAACTGGGAAATTTAATGTTATTAAAGGATTATCTGCAGATAATCCTATTTCTCCAGCAGATCCAGATGATGGAATGGTATTATATGTCCTTAATATACCACCTTATACTTTTTCACCAAGTGATGTCCAGGTAACCTTCATTGAAAATAAAAGATATACATTTAGAGAAATTGGTTCCATAGAACGGCGAGTCTCGACATTAGAATATTATGCTTCCCTAAATTTATTAGAACAAGAAACAGCGAATTTAGTTATTACGGATAATGAAAGTGGATTGGAATTATTTAAAAACGGTTTCATTGTTGATCCGTTTAATGGTACCAATATCGCTGATACTCAAAATGGAGATTACAAAGTTTCGATTGATCCAAATTATAAAATTTGTAGACCAAGCTATGAATCTACTAATGTTCCTTTAGTTATCCAAGAAAATTTTAGTTCGGGTTATAAATTACATCAACCAGTTATAGCCGGTCAATTTGATACTGGTATGAATGATAATAATTTAGTAACAATTGATTATAATTCAGTACCATATTTAAATAGTCCATTTATTACAAATAGTGAAAATTTAAATCCATTTAATTTAAAATCATATATTGGTACATGTTGGCTTTCCAAATATAGTGATTATTGGAAAAATACCGATATTAGACCAAACATTGTTTATAATCAAAATAATATGTTTGATGGTGTGGTAAATACCCCAGATCAAACAAAAGCAATATCAACTGTTTGGAACGAATGGCAAACTGAATGGTTTGGTACTCCTGTCAATAGTATACCAGTTAATTCAAATTCTATTACTCATATAGTTAATAATAATAGTATTGGTATTGATTATATTCCTTTTCCTGATAAACAGCTTATTAGAATTCAAGCAGATGGATTAAAACCTTATACCCCAATCCGTGCATTTTTGGATAATACTGATGTTACACAATGGATTTCTTCATTAGTTAAATCAGGAGCAACTGGAACTAAGAGTGATGGTACATTATTACCGTATCTATCAATTGATCAGACATTTACAATAACATCTAGTACAGATGTTTTGCATCCAGGTCCATCAGCATATGTAATAAATCCTGCCGTTGTTTTTGGTAATCCTCCATGGGCACCTGAGGATGGAACTTGGAGATGGATTTCACCTAGTCCTGCTGGGTTAACAAGCGCCGGTACTTTTACTTTCAGAACTACTTTTGATTTAACAAATTTTGAAGCTGCTACAGCTATTCTTTCTATTAGAATAGGTTCGGACAATATTACACAAATTAATTTGAATGGTGAACAAATCGCAACCCAAGGTGGATTTTTTGCGGTAAATATAGAAAATTTTGTTATTATTAATTTACAAAATACCTCAGCTTTTAAATTTGGTTTGAATACTTTAGATTTTGTATTGACTAATACTGGATCAAATTCTGGTCCTTGTGGATTATTAGTTAATTATAGGGTGACTGCTTTACCAAAAGCATTAGCACCCAATACCACTAATGTATTAATTACAAACCCATTAGGACAATATTCTGGTTACTTATATGTGAATGAAAAAATGAATATTAAAACTGGTAAAAAATTATTCCAATTAACTGACAGTTTAACTTTACCATCTACCGCGGCCAATTCTTATTACACAATGGCTGGTTTACTAGATTCTAACCAACAAAACATAGTTAGTACGCAAGAATCTAATATTATTCGAAATGAAGGATCTAATCCATTAAGCCAAATTTTTTCTGTACAAAATAAGCCAGGTGGAATATTCTTAACAGCGATGAACGTAGCATTTACAAATGTAGATACTACATTTCCAGTTATCGTTCAATTGAGAGAATTGCAAAATGGTATTCCAAGTTCTACAATTATTCCTGGATCTGAGGTAGTTTTATACCCTAGTATCACATCAGGTAATCCTTCGGTTAATTTTGCATATGTTTTACCTACTATTTCAAGAATTGTTTTTAAACAACCAATTTATTTACAAAATAATACATCTTACGCAATTTCATTCATAACTAATTCTAATCAATATCAAATTGCCACTGCGGTTGTAGGTCAAACAGCAACAAATGTCCAAACTGTTGCATATAAAGCTGCAAATCTTGGTAGTTTATATAAACCAACCAATTTTACACAATGGATACCTGTTGATGATGAATTTCTTTATTTAACCCTTGATTATGCTCAATTTTCATCTTCAGCTACATTATATTTTACTAATGATGATGTCCAAAGAGCATTATTAGGAGGAGAATTATTATGGCCATTAGGTGAATTACCCTTTGAAACTTCAAAAAATAGTAATCTTTTAAAAATATATTTTAGAAAAACTGGTGATATGAATTTGAATACTTATTCACATGGTTTAACTATTGGATCTACAGTTAATATTACTATTCCATCATCTGAATATACATCTTTATATAATGGTATTCCTGCTCAATCAATTACACCTAATATTTCACCAGTTTTACTTGGTTCTCAAAATTATCAGGTACAAAATATTGGTAATGATTGGATTACAATCCAAATTCCTAATACCTCCGCATATGCTTCTGGATTAACTGGACCAACAAATGCAATCCAAATTACAAAAAATGTCCCTTATGATTTATTATATCCTTATATAGATCAAATTGTACCACGTGATACCGATATTACATGGTCAATCCAAACAACTTCAACAAAAAGTGTTGATGGTGATCAAGTACCTTATATTAAAGATATTAATTTTTCAAATATTAATGTAAATCAAAATATTGTACAAAAATCACCAAAGGTAATAGCCTCTACATTAAATGAACAAAATAATATTAGTGGTATTACAGTATTAGATAAAAAATCATTGGTTTTAAAGGCTGTTTTAACATCTAATAATACCAATGTTAGTCCTGTAATTGATTTAACAAGAATTGGTACAATAGCTATTTCTAATAAAATTAATAATTGTATTCCATCATCAGTGAATATTGATGGTTTTGATAATAAATTAGAAAATAAGGTTATTGGTACGGATATTTCCTTTAATAATACAGATAATTCCATTAATTGGACCTCTTCTAATTTTAATAATTATTTACCTGATCGATATATTTCAATATCAGGATCTAGTGTTACAGGTAATAATAAGGCTTATCCAAATCTCATTCGAATTGCCTCTATAGATTTAATCAACAAAAAAATTATTTTAGATACTAATGACATTACTTTAGGTACACATACCGCAGGTGACACAATCACAATTAATTATTATAATGGTTTTGTTTCCGATCTGGCAGCAGGAAATTGTACAAATCCATCACAATATATTGAAAAATCTATTACATTATCTTCACCTGCGAATTCATTACGTGTTTATTTTGAATTATTAAGACCTTCTCAAGCAAAAGTAGATGTATATTATAGAGTTTTACCAGTTTCATTCACTGGAACACTTGATTCGTTACAGTACACTAAATTAGAATTATCTCCTGGTTATGTTGATAATTCATCAAATACTACATTTAATGATTTGGTTTATGAAGTAAATAATATAGATAATTTTACACAAATTCAAGTAAAAATTGCTTTCCGATCTAGTGATTCAACGCAAGTACCTCAAATAAAAACGTTTAGAATTGTAACATTAAGTAAATAAGGAATTTTTATGATTGATATTCATGGTCACAAAAAATATAAAAGAGATCCAAAATCATTTGCTGTAATAAATGTGGACAAAAATGAATATCAACAAAATAGATTAAGGCAACAGGTAATTAGTAAATTGACTTATGATGTAAACCAACTAAGGCAAGAAATGAAAGAAATTAAAATTTTACTTCAGGAAAAAATAAATGTCGGCACTACTACCAGTTAATACTCAAGATAATTTCGATATTGAACGACAAAAAATTAATGCAATTGTGACCTTATTAAATAATTTTTTTAGTCAAAATCCAAGCCCTCAAATTATTTTTTCTTTGAATCAACCAATAAATAATCAGGATATTTTAATTTATAATAGCGCCGGTCAAGTATTTTCTAATGTAAGTTTGGCTTCAATCGAGGCAGAAATAGCCGCAACAGCAGGACAAAATACTTTTAATTCTAGAACATTCTTTTTCTCTAATTTAAATAATACGTTATATTAATATGATTTTAGCTAATTTAGATTTACAAACTACCAATTCAAAAGTATTTATCTACCAAGTACCTGATTCATTTCAAGTTACATTAACCATTAACATTGTGAATAGAAATGCAAGTCAGGAGGCACACGTTAGAGTGGCTTTTCCTCCTTCTGGAACATTTGATGACTCATGGTGGGTTGAATATGATACACCAGTGCTACCAAAAGATCGATTGATGATTCCTGGTGTACCTCTACAGGCAGGAGATAATATCTATATCCAAAGTGACACTAATAATCTCTCTATTGTAGTATATGGATTAAAAGATGCAGTAGTTAGTTAAAATTAAATGGCACGATATTCTAATTTTACCATAGTTCAGGGAGAAAAAGTTTCTTTAAACTATATTATTAAGAATGCAAATGGAAGTGTATTTAATTTAACCGGATATACTGTTTCTGCATCCTTAATACGAAGTTATACAGATCCAAATGAAAATCCTTTAAATTTTGTAGTTACAGTAAATTCTAATCCCACAACAGGTAATATTACTTTATCATTAGGTTCAAACCAAACATTATTATTAGCTTTGGATAATTATTATTATGAGGTAATGATAACAAATGGTACAAATACATATCAAATATTAACTGGTTTGATTCGAGTTATTCCTGGAATCAATACTAGAGGTAAATACACTTTTATTCCTTCGGATGAAACATTATCACCAACTATGAATTTTATATTTAATACACCACAATCAACTTGGACAATTAATCATAATCTGAACACGTTAAATATTGTTATTGTTACTTATGATTCTAATGGAAACCAAATACAAGGATCTATCCAATTAGTTAATTTAAATACGGCTACTATTACTTTTGTAACACCTCAAACTGGTACAGCAGTTGTACTTCAATAATTTTTTAAAAAATGCCAAGTAATATTATTAATAATAGAGCGGAATTTATTGACTGGTGTTTAAGAAAGCTTGGTCGACCAGTAGTTACCATTAATGTGGCTCCAGAACAAATTGAGGACCGTGTAGATGAGGCGATACAATATTGGCAGGATTATTATTATGAAGGAACACAAACATTTTATTTAAAATATCAAATTACTCAAACTGATATTGATAATAAGTATATTCCAGTAAGTGATGCAGACAAAATTATATCAATTAATCGAATTCTAACAGGTCAATTGGACGATTCTAGTTCTTCATTATGGAGTGTGAATTATCAATTTCGATTACAAGAATTTTGGAACTTTACTGATATTTCTATGATTCATTATAACATGGTAATGAATCATTTAGATTTGTTGGATTTTATGTTAAATGTAAAATGGACGTTTCAATTTTCAAGGTATGAAAAGAAAATTTATATTAATTGGGATTGGTCAACATTTCCAAAAGTTGGTGATTGGATTGTTTTTGAAACTACTTTAGCATTGTCTCCTGATAATATTCCTGGAATTTGGAATGATAGATGGTTAAAAGAATACGCTACCCAATTGATTAAACAACAATGGGGTAGAAATTTATTGTTATTTAATAATTTACAAATACCAGGTGGTGCTTTTGTGAATGCCCAGGATATTATCAATGAAGCAAATGAAGAAATTAAAGAATTGCAAGAAAGATTAAGAAGCGGATTGGATACAAATCCTCTCGGATTTTTAATTGGTTAAAAAATAAACTATGTCCATAGGTTGGCAATGTCCAAAATGTCATACAATATACTCTCCATTTGTACAATCCTGTGAAAAATGTACAAATAAAAGTTTTTATCAACCTGGAATGATTCCTAAATTAACAGAGGAAATTTGTCAAGTGAGAGAATATTATAAAAGAAATCCAGATCAAATCGGCCAACCTGTTTACATATCCTGTCCTTGTCCACAATGTTCACCAAGATTATAGATCCACAAACTGGAAAACCAAAGAAAATAAAAAAATGTAATCATGAGGATTATATGGAATGTTTAAAATATCCTCATAAAATTGATGGTCCTATCCATTGTTGTGAATTGTGTACAGAATGTAATAAGAGAATAAAAACACAATATTTTAACATTGGAAGAAGTTTTTCTAATACAATAGGATTAATATGGTAAATAAATGGTTTGGTTATCAACAGACCTTTACCAATGTAAACGAACAAAATCTATTAGAATCCCTTATGATTGAAGCAATTCAATGTAGGGGTCAAGATTTTTATTATTTACCACAAACACTTGTAAACACTAACCAAATACTTGGTGAATCTACTGTAAAATCTTATAATACCTATTATATTATTGAATGTTATCCTAATAATATTATGGGTTTTGGTGGTGAAAAGAATCTTTTAAGTAAATTTGGTTTACAAATTCAAAAAACTGCTAGTTTGATTATGAGTATTAAAAGATTCAATGAAGAAATTCAAAAGGGTCCATATAATATACCATCCACAAATATTATCGACCAAAGAGAAAATCCAAAAATTGGTGACTTGATTTATTGGCCTTTAACGAAAGATATATTTGAAATTACGGACTTTGATGCTGAAACTATCTTTTATCAGCTTGGTAAAAATTATGTTTGGGAATTGACAATTGAGAAACTCAAATATGCAAATCATGTATTTAATACTGGTTTTTCTGATATTGATTCAATAGCAACCAGATATCAAAATAATAATTCCATCGTTAATAATCCAATAGCAGATAATACCAATCTTCAAAATTCGGTAGATTCAATTTTAAATAAAACCGAACCAGATCCTTTCAGTTTAGACCAATACTAATCCTGTGTTATAATTATAAATGTTATGATTCAATGGGTAGATAAATCGGTATTGAATTGGTGTTCTATTTGGTTATATCCTTATTCCTGCTTAGATAATAAGGTATATAATGCAAAACGTCGGTATCTTTGGAAGAAACATCCGAAATGTGGTTTAAATAAAAGAATGATTGGTACCAATAAATTATTTGGTGATTGGTAATCAATGTTTAATCAGCAATTTTATTATTCCGCTATTAAAAATTATATAGGTGCATTTGGTGTAATTTTTAAGGATATATCTATCCAAAGAATAGATACAAATGGTAATGCAATCACTGGCCAAAATATTAAAGTACCTATTTCATTTGGCCAAAAAAGAAAATTTTATCAAAAATTAATTGCCGATCCAAATGCGGGTAATGTGACAGATGATAATAAACAAAGGCAAGTCCAGATAGTATTACCTGCAATGTCTTATGATTTAAGTACCTTACAATATGATACCGAACGTAAATTTAATGCAATTCAACCAATTTATGCAAGAAATACTGATGGTACAATAATAAATAAGCAATTCGTACCTGTACCGTATAATTTCCCATTTACCTTATCAATTGCAACTACAACATTAGAAGATTTATTCCAAATCGTTGAACAAATATTACCATATTTTCAACCAGATTTCTCAGTAACTATTGAAGAATCTGATCCTTTAATGAATTTGACAAATCAAGATGTTTCAATTTTGTTAGTGGGTGGTAATTTTAATGACCAACAAACATCCAGTTTTCAACCAGATCCTGGTTATATTCTATATGAATTAGATTTTTTATTAAAGGGTAGAATATATGGTTACATTGAAACACCTAAGTTAATTACACAAGCCCAAATTTCTTTGATTGCAACATCATATAATTTTGATGAAACTACTTTACCATCAAATGGTACAGATAATGTATCAAGTAATCAAACAAATTCGGAAGTGATATTTACAGAAACAGTTCAACCAACTGGCGCACAACCAGATTCTAATTGGACTATTCAAGAAAATATAGAGGATAAAACAGATGGCTAAAATTGATATTAGACCGCTTACTAAAAAAGAAGCTGTTAGAAAATTATCTGAAATTAGTTCTGGACCAAAAACCATATTAAATTCTAAATTGGATTTCAATTTATTGGGAGATATTCAAGAGGTGTTAGAAAAGAAAGTGGATATAAAAACACCATATGAACAAGAAAGAGAAACTATTCTCCAAGCTATAGAAAGTGATAATCATTTTTCGTTTAATGATCCTTTAGGAATATCAGAGGAAAATATAAATTATAAACTTTCAAATGCAGATAAACCAATTCCTAAATTTACCGCTACTATAATATTTGCTGATGGTACAGATGTAATTCATTATTATACTGTCAAGGTGTTTCCTGAATATGGTTCTTTCTTTTATGATGAAAATAATCAAACTGTAGCATATTTACCTGTTGGTATTCCTTGGATTAAACGATAAATATTATTATTCCATGGCATTTCAAGCGTATAAAAAACGATTTTTCTTAACCACTGAACTAGCTCATTGTATTGGTAAATTAGGTGATATTAGTATTGATACCACCAAAATGACATTGGTATTACATGACGGACAAACTGTTGGTGGTATTCCAATGGCACGTTTTGATCATACACATCCAAATGCAAATGGAACAACTGCGGGGTTTTTATCAGCCGCAGACTATAATATTATTCATAATTTACCAGCAAATATACCAACAGCTACAGAAACAATCGATGGTTTAATGTCTGCTGGTGATAAAACAAAATTAGATAGTATTCCTCCAGGTGGTAATAATACAGGTGGTGGAACTGGACCCCAATCTTCATCAAATATACCTAATACATTAGTATTACGAGATTCTGCTGGGTCATTTTCAGCCCAAAATATTACCGCCGCTGCATTTATTGGTAATTTGACGGGTAATGCCAATACAGTTACAAATGGTATTGTAAGTAATGGTTCATATTCAAATCCATCATGGATAACATCTCTAGATGCAAGTAAATTAACCGGTATCATACCATCAAATGTAGCCTTTTCTGGTAGTATTTCATGGTCTTCTATTTTAAATCGACCTACAGGATTAAGTGCTTTTGTCAATGATGCTGGTTATATTATTTCTATTGGTTCATATTCAAATCCACCATGGATAACATCTTTAGATGCAAGTAAATTAACCGGTGCAATACCAAATAGTGTTACTTTTTTGGGTGCTGCTTCTGGTGTACAAAGTCTTGGTGGTAGAGAAACTGCCAGTCCAAATCCATTAACAGTTATTTTAAGGGATATAAATGGTAGAGCCCAGGTTATTGATCCTTCCAATTCTCAAGATATTGCTAATAAAAATTATGTAGATACACAAATTAACACTGTAGCATCAACACCATCAATTGGAGCAACACCAAATACTACATGTTTACGTGATTCTACTGGACAAACAAACGTAGCAACACCTACCACATCATCCGCCGCTGCTAATAAAGGTTATGTAGACACTGTTTTTGGATCTATCCCATCTTCATCATTCACACCAACACCTTCCACATTAATGTTACGCGATTCTAATGGAAGATGTGAAGTTTCATTACCGGTTGCATTAAATGATGTGGCTAATAAAAATTATGTGGATACACAAGTCTCTTCGATTGGCGGTCAAGGAACATCATCACCAACACCTTCTACATTAATGTTACGTGATTCTAATGGTAGAACACAATTACAAGATCCTGCTGCACCACAGGATGTTATGACCAAAAATTATATGGATGCAAAGAAATTATTTGTTGGAACAACCGCACCAATTGCACCAATTACAGGTTATACCGTGTGGATTGACACATCAGTACCATTATCATAAAAATAAAATGTTCCATTTTTTAAAGGTATTATTTATCAAACGACATAGAGTCCATCATAATGCCTTTCTATTATTAAAAGAATTTCGTGAAGCTGGTATCACCCACGTAGATGTACATCAATATAGATCAATAAAATGGGAATAATCCGTAGATGGGGTACAACAAATCCGTTAGTAAATGTTGCTAAGGCATTTACACCTGATTGGATTACATCCTCAGGAATTACGCCAGTTTCTGGTGGTGGCTCAGGTTCATCAGTTACTTACCAAATTGGTTCTGGAACACAAACATTAACGTATAATGCAAATAGTAATGATTCTCAGTTAGTATCAAATGCAATTTCCTTATTATTTTCGCTACCAAATTCTGCTACTCAATCCTCAGCATCTATTAATGTTACTGTAAAAAATTCTATTGGTAATTTTCTTTTAAATAATGTTTCTGTTGGTACACTGCACGATTCAAACCAAGCGTTATTAAATTATACTCAATTTGGTTTACTCTCACAGATCCAAATTACTTTTTCTGGTTTTATCTCCAATCCGCAAATAACATTTAATGCTGTAAACTTATATGCACCAGTTGCGAAGGTGTTTAACGGTGCACAATGGAATTCTTATCCATTAAAAGTATCTTCAGGTTCAAATTGGAATTTATATGCCATCCGATCCCAATAATTCACCAGATAACGAATTACGAAGTTTTTTATATGGTGTAGGTGCTGGATTTGTAATTGAATTATTGTTTATTGTAATTATTTTTCTTGTTTCTAAATAGAAACTAAATGCGCCGACGTTGAAGGAAACGTACTTGATGGTGTCTGAGGGTTTGTTAACCATCCGCGAAAAGGAATCCCCCAGTTAGCTGTCGAATCCAACCCACATTAAATAAATAAGAATGGCAAATCCAAATACAGCAAAGTTTCCTACCTCTATTGCATCCGATAACGATTTAACCGTAGCTTCTGATGCCTTTACTACATTCTTATCACAACCAATTGATTCTCAAACTACTACAATCATTGTAAATTCTGTAAATGGATTACATTTACCATGTCTTTTATTAATTCGCAGTGAAATTATATTAGCTCAGTCTAATAGCGGTACCACATTATTAAATTGTATTCGTGGTATGGGTGGTACAACCGCTATAGCACATGCAACAAATGAAGCGGTTTCGTCAAACGTATTTGCTTACCAGTTCAATCAATTAGCCGCAGAAATCAAAGCCATTCAAATATTTTTAGGTATTAATGGGGAGAATATCACATTAAAAGGTTCCAGTGTTTCTGGTGATTTAACAGGTAATCTTCCAAATCTTTTCTTGGCTTCCATTCAAGGTTTAACTGCTGGCCAGTATTTTCAACCAATTATTAATGTAGATAGTAAAGGTAGAGTAATTTCCATTACATCTGGTACCTATTCACAATTGTTTGAAAACGTTACCACATTATCTGTTCCTCATTTTTTAAATCACCAAAATGTAGTTGTTGCTGTATATGATACCACTGGAACCATTATTATACCAAATTCAATCCAAATCATAGACAATAATAATTTAACTATTACATTTTCTGTTGCTCAATCCGGCCGGATTGTAGTAAAATAGTGAAGTGAGTCGAAAACAATTTTTTAAATTATTCTTTTTAATACCATTTGGTGGATTTATATTACCAATTCGCAAAACAATCCACAAAACTGATAGTGTAAAATATACTACTAGCGAAACAAATGGTACGATAACAAATATTCATATTGAAAATTGTGGTACCGGTTACCATATTGATGAGTCAGTAAAACATTATTTATTATGAACAATTCTGTATTACCTAAAAAAGTAAAGGTAAATGTTACTCAAGACCATATTGATAATGGAATAGATCACATATGTATTCTTTGTCCGATTGCACTTGCAATTAAAGATTTATTTCCAAATAATATTGTGACCGTTTCTAATGCTGTCCAGATTGATTTTTGTAAATATGCTTTACCTTTAAAAGCTTTAAGATTTATTAATCAATTTGATCGTGGTGAATCTGTCAAGCCATTTTCTTTTAAAATAAAAAAGTTCGAGTAAATAAATTATGAATATGAGTAAAATTAGGCATAACGATGCCGCCTCCACTTTAGATATCCATTGTCCTGGATGTCAAAAAATTCATTCTATACCATTAAATAAAAATTTGGATAATAGTAATCATTTCTTTTGGAATGGTAATGTAAATTCTCCATCCGTTCTACCATCAGTTGATATTAACAATAAACAACCAGATAAACATTGTCATTTTTACCTAATCGACGGTAAAATACATTATCTTCCAGATTGTTTCCATGAATATCAATCACAAACTGTAGACTTACCAGATTATTTCTAAAATAAAAACATGGCCATGTTACCATTAATTATTACTATATTAGCAAGTTTTTCCGTTGTATTTGAATTTTATATTGTTAGTAAATTTGGTTGTATAAGTAAGATACCATTGTCATATTTGTGTAAATGTGTTTTATTTACCACCATAACCCTATTATGTATTTACCAAGATTGGATTGTACCTGCCTGTATGTTGGGTTTTCTGGATATATTATGTAATATTAACATTTACAATGGATTAAAAGACCAAAGAGAACAATCGTTACAGAAAAGAATTTTTACCGCTTCTTGTACAAGAGAACAATATCATGATGGTCCATGTAATGGTTTACCCTCCAAAAATTGTCCCGGGTATGATAATTTCATAAAAAATAGAATTAAGTATAATTAATGGAAGAAAAAAATATAATACCGAATTCAATTTTAATCGATGAAAATGTTGATTTATCTTTACCAGTTCCTAGCGGAAGCCAGGAAATTTCTTCCGACTCATTAGGAAGACGCCAAAAATCAATCCAAATACATGAAAATTCAGAGCAATATCTAGCAACCACCAGGGAAGATATTCCAAAGGATTACACGACCGCTAGGAATACCATAAACAATTTGATTGATACCGGTATGATGGCGGTAAAGGATTGTTTGGAGTTTGCTCAAGAATCCGGTCATCCACGGGCCTTCGAAGTCCTAGGAAATTTGATGAAAACCGTTGGAGAACAATCGGAAAGATTACTCAATATCCATAAAACGGTCCAAGAATTACGTAATAATGAAAATTCATCAAATGATCAACTAATAAACGTAACTATTGACCAGAGAACTGGACCAAATCTGGCCGTCTCTGCTAGAGTCCAAGATGTAATAGCCGCAATAAAGAAAGAAAAATGATAATAAATGGAAAATTATACATTCAATGCTTACGATAAAAATTTTACCATAACATTTACATGTGAAATGTCGGAAGATATTGCAAGTATATATGGTAAAACTATACCAGATTTAATAGACCTTTGGATCCAAACTAAAACCAATAAAAAAGACTTTCTCCAGGAATTACCAGATAATTCAGAAATTACTATATTGTTTTGGAAAGATCCTCCAGGTAAATTAGAATCTGATTCCAAAGTTTATTTCATGGTTACTCCAAAATTACCTGCAGGTGGTTATACAGAATTTCATAAAAAAGTTTTGAGTATAGACTATAATGAATATAAACACATTGAATTAACCGTGATATTACCATACCAAATTCAAATATAGAAACCTTACTAATATAAAGTAAATTAGAAAAAATGGAACATTATACATTCAATACTTACGTAATATTCGGTATTATATTCATTTGTTTTGGTATTTTCCAAATCTTTGGACATTTTAATCTAAAAATACTACCAGCACCAAATGGTTATAGATGGAGTGAATTATCATATGAAGACCAATGGTTAGGTATTAATAATCATGATTTAATTGATACCAATAGTGAAGAACATATTGGTGGAATGGTGAATAATCATGTGTATTTTTACAATAAAACCTGTGGTTATTATTCTATAATTGTTTCTACCAATTTGGAAGCTCAAACAAAATTGATTAAATGTGCTCAAAAGATTCAAAAAAACCAATTACTTCCAAAACATTTTTAACGGTGATTGTACCACCATATGAATGGTTTTTAGGTTGGATTTGAAAACTTGGTACAATAATAGGTTTCCCTAACCAATGTAATATTGTCCATCTATCAGGTATATCACATTTAAATTCTTGATAATGTAAGAATGAGAATGGTAATAAACCATTCTCATTCTTACATTTGTCTACCAATCATTTGTGAATTAGCCATTATTCCTCCAACTCCTTCCTGATTGCGGCGAGAGCCTTACACGCGCGACCGCCTGCTTCATGGAATCCCCATTGAGATATGTATTCCAGCGCCTCCACCGCCATCTTCAGCAGGCGCTTGTATGTCTCTCCCGTATAGGGAGGGTCGTCCATTATGTCACTGTACATGTTCACTTCCTTATTCCTCGCGCTCCTCCAATAGAGCATTTTTTAATTCCAAGTCCATTCGTATCGGTCTAAGTCAATACCAAACTTTTTTGCAATTTTAGCGCCGGCCGCATAATTATTTTTTTCTTTATCAAATTGGTTTTCACCAGTAAAAGATTTGTACCAAACCGTTGTACTGATACCCCATTGACCACCGGGAGCTAACAATACAATTGCCCAGGTGTTCTTTGTTTTAGATGGTATTCTCAACCTATTTTTAACATAGTAATAAGAACTCCGCTCAAACTTCAGTGTGACCAATTCACCATCAATTTCTTTAAAGTATTCACCAAGTTTGAGTTTTGTCCAACCTTGCGGTTTGGTAGCTTTGATTGCTTCAAGTTGTTCGTATGTCATGATTAAAATATACCATCATCTGGTAAAAAAGTCAAGAGAAAAATGGATGAAAAACCAATTCATTCCGAATCATCATTAAAATTTTACCTAAATGGTTGGATCCAATACCATTACAAATTCCCCAATAGGTATCATTCCAATTATTACCTTCTATCAATATTGAATCACCTGTAGAAAGTAATTTCTCGGTTAATCCGGCGTGTTCAGTAAATTTTTTCCTTACAAGCTGATACATAATGTCATTTTTAATAATATCCCAATCCAAACGTATTGAAATGGTTTTACCAAGTTTTTTACATTGACCTGGAGTTAAACCAATGAATTTTTCTTTATCCTTTGGATCCAAACATTTAGAAGATTGGTATTCCCCTTCCACATGAGTACCATCTGGTTCAATATAGAAATTAGATAACCACCTGTAATCACCAGAAAATTGTGATATTTCAATCATTCTAATTTATACTCGCTACAGTTAATCAGAAAACCAAGGAAATTCTCGGTATCCAATAAATTCAACCATAATAACATGATTATGAAAGGAAAGTATACACTTTACCAATTTTTCCAACATATTCATTACCTGGATTTATTACTTTGACCTTTTGACCTATTTTAAATGAATGCATATTATTCCTCTTCTACCGATCCATCCCAATTTTTGCACCAGTAAATCCAAGTTTCATTTTTAATCTGGTTCTGAATAAACCATATTATCTACTTTATCATAAACAATTTGATCTAATGTAGCATTTTCTTCCCACGCATCATTAGATGCTCCATAATGAACTACTGGCCAGTTTACTTTAGCGTCTAACGGAAATGTTAGTAATTTTTCTATCAGTTCCTGAACTGTTGGTATTTTATTTTTCATTTTGTTTCCAGTAGAATAAATTCTACTACCAGTTGAAATCGTGCAGTACTATTTTCACAAAGATAAATTCGGCTACTTCCATTTTAAAATAAATTCATCTTTGGTTTTTTGGTCTAATCTCTCCCACTCCTCCACAGCCGAAAAACCATATTGATCATAATGGTTTTTATCTACCAAATACATCCTGGCATGGGCT